TGGTATTCATATGGGGAAAGATGAGCGTGATAAATTCCGTGATGCGGCTGCTCATGGTATGGCGTTACGTGTTGGAATGAGTGTTGAAAATGTATCTGAAGGAGCAGATGAATTACGAAATCTGTCTTTACGAGAATTAGCAAAGGAATCGTTAAGAATTGAAGGTGTAGGCAATGCATATCGATTAAGCGATGATGATCTATTACGTCAACATCTAACACCAACGTCATTATTTGCGAACATTATGGACCAAACGGCTCGTAACGTTTTCCAGCAAGCCTATACTGAAGCTCAAACAACATATCAGCATTGGACACGCCGTGGTACATTAACAGATTTCCGTCCAACAAAAACATATCAAGTAGGTACTGCAGGTGAATTATTACTCGTTTCAGAAAATGGAGAATTAAAACATGATGATCCAATTGGTGTAGAAGGTCCGACACGTCAATTATTAACATATGGTCGTCAGTTTACGATGTCACGTAATGCATTTATTAATGATGATGTAAGCTTTATCGAAACAATTCCAGCATTATATGCACAGGCTGCACGTCTTGGAATTAACCGTTTAGTATATCAAACATTAGCGAAGAATCCCGCAATTTGGGATGGTAAGCAGCTATTTCATGCTGATCACAACAATATTGCAACAACTGCAGATATTCCATCTGTTGAAACACTATCAGAGGCACGTCGTTTACTACGAAAGCAAAAGGCTGCAGGTGGAGAAGTAAACTTAAACATTCCTGCTCGTTTCATGTTAGTACCAACGTCCTTAGAGACAAAAGCTGGACAATTAATTGGCTCAACTGTTGATCCATCAGCTGCAAATCCTAATGTACCAAATCCATTCTTTAACCAATTTACAATTGTTTCAGATGCAGAGCTGGATGATGCAACTGTAAATGGTGAAAAAGAATGGTATGTAACAGCTGATAAATTACGTTCTCCTATTCAAGTAGACTTCTTAAATGGGAAAGATATGCCTACAATTCAGATGAAAACAGCTCCTGCAGGTCAATTAGGTTTCATTTGGGATATTTATATGGACTATGGTGTTACAGTTGTAGATTACCAGACTGTAATTAAAAATAACGGCAAATAAGAAAGGGGATAAGAAAAAATGGCACAAGCAAAATATGTACAACGTGGGGAAACAATTGATTTTATTAATAACACAAGTGCAAACATTGTAGCTGGCGAAATTGTTTCTTTATCAAGTCGTATCGGAATTGCTGCTACAGCAATTCCTGTGGGTACGAAAGGGGCTATCAATGTAATGGGAGTGTACGATCTACCTGCTCTTACTACAGAAGCATTAACGGTGGGTCAACCTGTTTATTATAAAGATGGTAAGGTACAAGTTGCTGAAACAGATGCAATACCTGCAGGTT